ATTTAGATTGTCGAATTGTTGGGTTTCATATTTTATCACTTATGAAAATTATAAAAAAATAGAATTAAGTAGTATAAGTTATATTTAATATGTCTAGTCATTCAAGGCAACAATTAGAAGATTGGTTGAAAACAATTGATATAAAATCAAATTCTCTTCTTGATGTTGGTGGATCACAATTGCCTATCAAGGGCAGAACGAAGAGTTGGGATGTGAATAATTATAGGATTTTAGATATAGAGCAACCTCATGAAGTGAAACGAAAACCAGATAATGTTGGAGATATTCAGAATTATAGAGGGTTTGATAATGTTCATGATGTTGTTTTTTGTATAGAAGTTTCTGAATATTGGCATAATCCTTTACAAGCATTAATAAATATTCATAGAGCATTAAAAATGGGTGGAATATTATATATCTCATATCATTCAACTTATCCACTTCATAAGCCTACCGGCAAAGACTATTTGAGATACACCTATTATGGAATTGAAAAGTTATTGACAAAAGTAGGATTTGAAATTGAAACACATGATTTAAGACATATCAAAAGAGAAAAACAGCAATTAGATATTTACCTTGCAGAGTTCAAGCCAGACAAAGAAGATATTGCAAGAGTTTTATCTAGTGGTGGAATGATCAAAGCAATTAAGAAAAAACTATGTTAGAAACTTATTATTTTACTTTTGGTTTTGGTCAAGTTTATGAAAATTGTTTTCATAAAATCAAAGCGAAAAATAATGGCGAAGCTAGAAAGCAAATGGTAGAAAAGTTTGGATTTCTATGGGCTTTTCAGTATAATGAAAAAGAATGGAATCAAGACGGAATTAGTCAGCAAAAACAATTTGAATTAAAAGAAATAAAATAAAAAACTATGAAAGGATTATCAATCGCAAGTATTGTTCTTGGTGGAATGGGATTACTTATGTGTTTTATTGCAATTGAACCAGAAGATTATGACGCTTTGCTTGGTTGGTGCTTTATTCTTGGAGTTTATGCACTTGTATTTGGAATCATTGGAGTAAGAAAGAATAAGAATAAATAGCTATTAATGGGCGTAGAATTGCTTCAAAACTGATTTTTTAATTTGTTCTTTATGTCAGTTTAATTAGAATGATTAGTCATACCGTCATTTCTATAACTACATTCTACGCCCATTATTGGCTCGTAAAAATATGTTATTAATTACAGGCGATCAAGGTTTCATCGGAACACATTTAAAAAAGCATTGTAAGAAATTAAATATTCCTTATGTTGGGTATGATCTTATTAATGGTCAAGATATAAGGGATCAAAGAAAACTCGATAAATTTTTTGAAGAGAATCAAATTACGGAAGTAATTCACTTGGCGGCGTTGGCAGGTGTTCGAAGTGGAAATGAATATCCGGAAGAATATATTTCAACAAATATTTTAGGGACTTGGAATGTAGTAAAAATGGCAGAGAAGCACGATGTAAAAGTATTGATCAATTATTCAAGTTCATCTGTTTACGGAAATGGAAAACCGCCAATTGAAGAAGCTGATCCGCAAAATCCGATAAGTTTGTATGGTATAACAAAATTAGCAGGTGAGAAAATAGTAAGCAATTCAACAATTCAAGGAACGATTTCAGTAATACCATTTACAGTCTATGGAGAGGACGGACGGAAAGACGAAGTTATTTATCGGTGGTTAGAACAATATAAAAACGGAAAGCCTATTACAGTTTATGGAAATGGAGAATCATGTAGAAGTTATATTTATGTAAAGGACATTGTTCAAGCAACAATTGAATTATTGTATATCCAGAAAAAGGTTTTTAATTTCAAGATAAATTTAGGGGGTAGTGAGATCATAAAACTAAAACAATTAATATCTATTTTTAAAGATAATATAAACGACATTAAAATTGATAATCAATTAATGCCGGATACTGATATATATGAAAATTATTCCGATTGTACTTTTGCAAAAAAATTAATTGATTTTGATCCAAAACCTCAATTTGAAAAAATAGTAAAAAAGATAATTAAAAAAGAACTAAAAAAATCATTATGACAAATCAAGAAGATAAAAAACCATTAATTGGAATGATCGGTACAGGTTGGATTGGATCAAATTTAGCACAAGATTTTGAAGAGCGTTGTTATACAGTTATCAGATATGATCTTGAAGAGAATGAAAACAATGAAGAGAAAATCAAGGAATGTGATATTGTATTTATTGCAGTTCCAACGCCAAGCACCCCAGAGGGATTTGACTATTCAATAGTTGAATCTGTTTTAAAGTTTATTGGAGAAGATAAGATAGCAGTAATCAAATCAACAGTTTTGCCTGGTACAACGGAAGCATTGCAGAGAAGTTTTCCACATGTATATTTAATGCATAGTCCGGAGTTTTTGACGGAGAAGACAGCAAGAGAAGATGTTAAAAATCCGGCACGAAACATAATCGGTTATACAAATAAGTCAATAGACAGGACGCAGGAAGTCATGAATGTTTTACCGTCAGCACCATATCAAAAAACTATGAGATCAGGGGAAGCAGAGTTATTGAAATATGCCGGTAATATTTGGTTTTATTGGAAAGTTATTTATGTGAATATGCTTTATGATTTATCAAATTCATTAAATATTGATTACGATATAGTTAAGGACGCAATGAAAGCCGATAATCGAATTGGTGGAACACATCTTGAAGCAATACATCAAGGAGGGCGTGGAGCAGGTGGTCATTGCTTCATAAAAGATATGAGTGCATTTTTCGAATTGTATGAAGAGAAATGCACAGATGATGATTTGGGACTAGCTATTTTATCAGATTTGCAAAATAAGAATGTAGAGTTATTGAGCCACACAGAAAAAGACAAGGATTTATTGAATGGAGTATATGGAGAAAATTATAAAATAAAATAAATTTATGAAAACCTTAATCATAGCAGATGTTGATTGTTGGGCTATCGGAAAATTATCACAGGCGATAGCTAGATATTCCAATACTGAAACAAGGATAATATATGTACACCCCCGAGACGCTGAAAAGGGCTCAGAGATAGCGAGAGTAGAAAATGAATTACTCAAATTCAAACCGACTGTTGTTCATTTCCAATATTGGAATACAGCACAGAAATTAATAAAAGCTATTCCACAATTAAAAGAAATAAAAACAGTTTTGACACATCATAATCAAAAAAATACATGTTCAGAAGATTGGAACAAATTAGGGATTAATTATCATATTGTTCACACAAAAAAGAATTATGAAAAATTAATAGAAAAAGGTTATCGAAAAGAAAAAATACAGATTATTCAGCATGGGATTAATTTGGATTTTTTTGAATATAATCAAGAGTTGCCGACAGAAGATAAGATGTTTGGATATATAGGACGAGTTTGTCCTTGGAAAGGAATGAAAGAAATATTACAAGCGTCATGCGAAATTGGTTTCCCCTTATTATTTATGGGGAAAGTTGATAAGGTTGATTATTGGTCCAGTATTCCGGAATCAGACAAATCAAATTTATATACTCAATTCATGGAGTGCAAAGATAGTGAGAGAAGAGAAGCGATAAAATGTATGAATGTTTATGTCGGAAATTCAAATGACGGAAGAGAAGAAGGAACGCTTGGATTATTGGAAGCAATGGCGTGTGGAATCCCAGTAGTTACAACTCCAAGTGGAGAAGCAGAAGATATATGTAAAAACGAACACAATGCTTTAGTCGTACCATTTGGAGATTATAAAGCATTAAAAGAAGCCATGAAAAGATTAATGTACGATGAGGATCTTGCAAATAAATTAAGGTCAAATGCTTGGAACACTGTTAAGAATATGACTGAGAAAAAAATGTCTTTAGAATATCAGAGAATGTATAAAAAACTTAATGGGGGTAATAGTGTTTTAGTCAGTGTGATAATTCCATATACACCAGAGCAAGAAGAATTAAAAAATAGAGTAATTGAAGCATACGAAGAACAGACATACAGAAATATAGAATTAATCTTGTATAATGACGATCAGCAAGGTTATAATCTAGCAGAAGTAAGAAACAAAGCAGTGATTGAAGCAGACGGAGAATTGTTAGTATTTAATGATGTACGGATTTTACCTAGCAAAACAGCAGTAGAACAATTTGTAGTTGAATATGAAAAAGATCGTCATCGGTTGTGTTGGTTTTTTGGCAATAAGGACGAAGCAAACAAAACAAATTTTGTAGAAAATTTCAGTGCTATTAGAAGAAATTTTTTTATAGGTTCAGGAATGTGTTGCGAAAGGATAAAACAATATGGTGGAATGAGCCAAGAATTAAGAAGTCGATTTAGTAATCAGATATGTGATTTTCAATTTTGTCCGGACATACATGCAACTACACAAAAAAAGAGTGGGAAATCTATTTCAAGAAGAAAAGATATAATAGAATCAAAGTATTTATTATTTAAAATGGGATTATAATATGAAAGAAGTTTTTGAACCAATAATATGTATGTTGATAGCAAATATTTTTATGTGGCTTTCAATTGGAACAATATTTTGGTATATATTCTTGCTTTTTTTTGTAGTATCTTTACTTTGGTTTTTATATAAATTAAAATAAAAATATATGAAAAAATTAAAAGCGTTCAATCACCCATGGCATTTGGGCAACCAATATGAAATAATGAAAACCCCAGAGATCGAGTGGGATTGGTTGATTAATACAAGACGGAGATTTGGAGAATTGCCGAGAGGTAATATGGTTCAGCAGTTTGGTATTAATTGGGTTACCCATTATGAAAAAGGAAAATATGATTTTGCTTTACTACATTTCGATCAACAATGTTTTGAACCGAAGTTATGGTCAAGGGGAAAAGGAAGCATGTTCAGAGAATTGAATGAAGTAATTAAAGATATTCCAAAAATAGTTATTTGTCATGGTACACCATATTATCCGGAAAAATATCCGGCAAAAAATAAGCATGGATTGGATTGTGACGGAATAAGCCAAGAATTGATTGATATAGCGAAAGAAGCAACAAGGGGTTGTTATGTTATCATGAACAGTCATAGAGCGTCGGAACAGTGGGGTTTTGGAACTCCTATCTGGCATGGTATGGATAAGGACGAATGGTTTGATCGACCGAAAGAGCCAAGAGTAGTTACAATGTTATCTCCGGCAGGGTTAGATAAATATTATGATCGAGCATTTTTAACAGCTATAAGAGAAAATTTAGCAGAGCATGGAATCCAACATTGTCATATTACAGTTGATTGGAGTGCTAATAATTGGGAGCAGTACAGGGAATATTTAGGACGAAGCTTAGTTTATCTTAATCCAACCTTAGAAAGTCCCATGCCTAGATCAAGAACAGAAGCAATGCTATCTGGTTGTTGTGTAATTACTACACCACATCAAGACGCAGATAAATTCATAATTGACGGAGAGAATGGTTATATAATTAAAGAGAGAAATCCACAAGCAGTTACGAAGAAAATAATTGAATTGTTAAAAGATTATAAGCAGACAGTAGCAGTAGGACAAGCAGGAAAGAAAACAGCACAAAATCTTTTCAGTACAAAAGTATTTACAACTAATTGGAGAAAGTTTGTTGATCATGCAATAGAAGATTTTAATAGTAAAAAATAAAAATATGAAAGTTGGATTTTTAGGCTTTGATCAATTTCAAGGAAAGTTCAATATTGGCTCTTCACGAATTAGGTGTGATTGGGTTATTAATTATTGGGACGAAGCAGAGCGATATAAAATGGGAGAGAAATATGACGCTATTATTTTTCAGAAAGCTTATTTTATTGATTACATGAAAGAGTACAAAGGCGTTAAGATTCTTGATCTTTGTGATCCGGATTGGCTCGATCTTAATTCAAGGGTAGTTGAAACAATAACAGAAGTTGACGCTATTACATGCTCATCACAAGAGTTAGTTGATCGAGTAAAAGATTTTACTGATAAGCCTGTTCTTTTGATCCCAGACAGAATTGATTTCAATTTGCATAAAGAAAAAAAGATACATATCAATAAAGCAGAAACGGTTGTATGGTTTGGATATTCTCACAATTTTGCTGTATTGCATAAAGCAATAAAAGCAGTGATTGATTTGGATCTTGAATTGATAGTAGTTAGTGATCGAGCATATAATCCTCCGGCAGGACTTGCGATAAAACTTAATTTAACAAATATAGTTTATGATTATGAAACGATTAATAAGGATTTATTGAAAGCTGATATGGTTATTAATCCAATATCAAAGTTAGGCAGATTTAAATTCAAGAGTAATAATAAAACCTTAACAGCTTGGTCGTTAGGACTGCCGGTAGCAAATAACGATGTAGAAATGAAAAACTTTATTGATCCAATTGAAAGATCGAAAGAAGCAGAGAAAAGATATAAAGAAGTTTTAATAGATTACGATGTTCAAGATAGTGTGGTTGAATATAAGAAATTAATTGAAACATTAAATAGACCGAAACTTGATATTCTAACAAAGAAAGAATATCACGAAGCAAGCGAACCTATAATAATAAAATAATAATATGGGCTTTAGACCTAGAAAACCAAATATTCCAAATATGAATTGCATTGATTGTGGAGAAACATTAATTACTTCTTCAATATTAAAGAAGCGTTGTTTTGATTGTAAGAAAAGTTTTAAAGCAGAACGCAAAAAATTACAAAAAGAAAAAAAAATTAATTATGCCAGTGAAATTTCAAAATACGAATAAATTCAAGAATGTTCCTCAATGTTATAATAACTATTGCTATCAATCGAAAAAGGAAGCTATGTATGCTTATGAGTTAGATTTGAGAGTGAGAGCAAAAGACATTAAGAGTTGGGACAGACAGAAGCAGATTGAATTATATATGTATGATAAGAAGATTTGTAATTACTATATAGATTTTATAATTACTCACAATGACGGAACGAAAGAATATATCGAGGTGAAAGGTTTCGAGACAAATACTTGGAGATTGAAGTGGAAAATGTTTGAGGGGAAAATGAAAAAAGAAGAGCCAAGAGCAATATTAACAATAGTAAGATAATAAATTTATGAAAATTAGACAAGTTTTAATTGAAGATCTAAAACCGGCAGAATATAATCCTAGACAAATGAATGAGAAGCAGGTTAAGGATTTGGAAAATAGTATAAGAGAATTTGGGCTAGTTGATCCGATTCTAGTAAACAGCAACGAAGATAGGCACAATGTTATCATAGGTGGTCATCAGCGTGTCAAAATAGCTTCTAGTTTAGGTTATACCGAAGTGCCGGTCGTATATATCAATTTGACTGAAAAGAAAGAGAGAGAGTTAAATTTGAGGCTCAACAAGAATATTGGTAGTTGGGATATGGATTTATTGGCAAGTTTTGAATCGGAAGAATTAATCAGTGTGGGCTTTGATCAGGATTTTTTATCAATATTTCAGGGAATAGAAGAGAAAGAAATATTGGAAACAAAGGAAGAAGATATAAAGAATTTTAAAAAATCTCATATCTTAATATCATTTCCCCCAAATGAATTTGAATTAATAAAAGAACACTTGGAAGCCATAATAAAAGTATCTAAAAATATTGAATATGAACAAGCAAGTAATTAAAAAAACTGATAACTCTTTTCTGTATGACAAGATTAAATTAAGATTAGATAATTTACCAGAAAAAAACGAGATAAGGGTTTTGGATTGTTTTGCCGGAAGACAAAAGATATGGGCTGAAATAATATTACGATCAGATAAGAAAATACATTATACACCGTTAGAAGAAAGAAATATAAAAGGTAAGATTTATTTGAAAGGAGATAATTTAAAGTATCTAGAAAATCTTGATATTGAAAGCTACGATGTTATTGATCTTGATAGTTATGTCGTACCATTTGAACAATTACAAATTATACTGCCAAGAGTAACAAAAGATCAAATTTTATTTATTACATTCATTCAAACAATGTATGGTGCATTGAATAAAAAAATGCTCATGCAAATAGGATACACAGAAGAAATGATCAAAAAAATTCCGTCACTATTCAATAAGAATGGATTTGATAAATTAAAAAACTATTTATCGCTCCATGGAATATCAACAATAAAATACAAATCTTTTCAGCAAAAGTATTACATAAAATGTTGTGTGGATAAGATTTAGCTAAACTTAGCCAAGATATGCTATAATTACACTATAATAAGTAATTAAAAAACTATGCCTATTTATGAGCCGAAAGGAAAAGCAAGGGAATACAGCCCACTTGCATTTAATGTGTATTCTGGTTGTGATCATCAATGCAAATATTGTTATGTAAGAAAAATTGACGAACTTTGTGGAAGAGATTTTAATAGAGCAGTAAAGCCGACAAAAGATTTGTTGGTAAAATTAAAAAAAGAAGCTCCAAGATTTAAAGGTTGCAAACAAGTATTACTAAGTTTTACCGGAGACGCTTATTGCAAGGCAAATGATGAGTACAAGATAACAAGAGAAGTATTAAAAATTTTATTAGAGAATAGAATTGCAGTAGCAATATTAACAAAAGGTGGAACAAGATGTTTGCAAGATTTAGATATAATCAAACAATTTGGAAAGCATATCAAAATAGGTGCGACTATGGTATTTGATAATGATAAAGATATAAAAGAATATGAATCCGGAGCTTCTAAGATTAATGATAGGTTGGAAATGTTGAAAGTTTTGAAAGAAAACAATATTAGTACATGGGTTAGTTTTGAGCCAGTAATAAAGCCGGAGCAAACATACAAGCTAATTGAATTGACAAAAGATTTTGTAGATGAGTTTAGAGTTGGAAAGATTAATCATTATCAGTATGGTAAAGATATTGATTGGTCCGATTTTTTACAAAAAGTTTTATTAAAATTAAGAAAATACAATAAAACAATTTACATAAAAGATGATCTATATGATTTTAATCCTAGCATTGTTCTAGCGTCAGAAAGAAATAAAGATGATAACCTTGCAAAAAGTTTTCAAGATAGTAAATTGTTCTAGTAATTTATGAAAGATTTATCTAAAAAAAAAGGTAACTTATCCATACTTGCGGCTTATCAGTTTTTTGCTATCGAGGAAAAATATAAAGGGGTAATGTATAAAGATATATCAAAAAAGATAAATATTAAATACAGTATCAATGTTCCAGTTACTACTATAAAATGTTGGTTTTGGAAAGGTGGAATATTAACACCAATGTATAGAGATTATGCAGATATAATGATTGACATGGAAATAGAAGAAACAAGGGATTTGATAAAGGGTAATTTGAAAAGTGCAGTAAAGGGTTTGGCAATGTCAATATCTGGAAGAGGTAATATGGCACAAGTATCAGCCTGTAAAGAATTTTTAGATAGAGGATTGGGAAAAGTTAAAGATGAAGTTGATATGAAACATAGTGGATCAATTGCAATTGGTGTGGTGGATATATTGAAAGCAAAAAATGAATTAGAAAAACAAAATGAACAAGACGCAAAAAATAGTAAGAGCATGTGATGACTTCTATTTTTTTGTGACTGAAATTTTTGCAAAGTCAGAGAGTTTATTCCCAAATGGTTTTATTGACGGAGAGTATATTGAATTTGTTTGTGAGCAATTGAAAGATAAGAAAACAGCAAGAGTGTCTGCTCGTGATCATTTCAAATCAACAGCTTTTTATGCACATTTCATGCACAAACTATTAAATGGTTATGGGAAGAATATTGAAGCACATTATTTTTCATATCAATATAGTTTGGCAGGTTATCATATAAATAAGATTAAAAAGGCAGTTGCTAGTAATCCTTATTTTTCAGAAATAATTGATAAGAAAAAGAACGCTGAAAGCATAATCAAATACACTTGGGACAACAAATCATTCATGACACTTGAACCTCATGGATTGTTAGAGTTTAAGCGTGGTATTCATGCACCATTGATTTATGTAGATGATCCATTTCAAGATCCGAGTAATAAAATGATTTTGACATTAATTACCAAGATCAACACAATTTTTAAAGCACAAATTCTTGACATGGCAATGGACGAATTGCATGTCTGTGGTACACCTCAAACGAATGAGGATTTTTTCTTTGATAAAAAAGTAATGCAAAGATTTAATGTTTCAATATTACCGGCAATTAAAGACGAGATTAATAAGATAGCATTATTTCCAGAGTGGATGAGTTATGAAGAATTGATGATCCGGAAATCAGAGAAGGGAGAGAAGTTATTTAAACAGGAATATTTATGTTCTCCAACTTATGCCGAAGAAGCGTTTATCAATAAAGATGTTTTATATTCTCTAGTAAATAAAGATTTGGAAAATAAAAGTCATTTCAAACAGTATGAAACTGAAAATGATGTTATCGGTGGATTTGATATAGGAAAGAAAGCACATCCGAGTCATCTAACATTATTTGAAATTGTAAATGGAAAAAGAATCAATATACACCAAAAGTTCATGGATAATTGGGATTATGTTGATCAATTAGCATATTTAACAACAGCTATTGAGAATTTTGGAATCACTGAATTGTATTATGATAACACAAGGGGAGAGTTTGAAAGTTTTGCAGAGCAGAATTTATTGCCACTAGAAATGAAACCAGTTGTCTTTATGGTAAAAACGAAACAATCTATGGCAGTTCAACTCGATCGAGCGTTATCCACAGGTAACATAGAATTTTTGAATGATAGGCGATATTTAGAACAATTACTATTAGTCACAAACGATTTACAAGCTATTGAAACCCCAGAGGGTCATGCAGATAGTTTTTGGAGCGTAGCAATGACATTTAAATATGAAGAGAATCCACAGCCGATAATAACACTACTATAATGAATGGAATTGTTTTACATTGCCCTAGTAATAATTGCCGGAAGCTTCTCATGAAAGAAGTAATTTTAATGCCTGGTACATCTTTTATATTCAAATGTTATTATTGTGGAACAATGTTAAAAATAAAAGCATTGAATAGATCAATTGAAATAGAGAATTTAGATAAGGAAAAACCAGAAGATAGCTTTACAATCCTGTAAAACATAAAGTTATCCACAAGATATTTTACATGTGGATAACTTTTTTGTTATATTGAAAGTAGAGAATTTAACAATTCATTGATAGGAACTATGCGTGTCCTTGATGTAGTTGAACTATGTGCGTCAATAAGACGCTATTTTTTTTTATGAAAATCAATTATAACAACATAACAAAAAGACAAAACGAATTAATACAAGACAGTATTAAGCCAGTAGTAAAGCAAAAGGGGGTTGGATTTAGTGATATTATTGAGAGAAGACAATTACCGAACGAAGCCTATCCATTGACAAAAACTTCTGAATATTTAAGATCTGCTTTAGGGTGGGTCTATTCTTGTGTCAGCGTTATATCAGATGAAATCGGTAATATTGATTTAACTTTATATCAACAGAAAAAAAATGATATTGAAATCGTAAGAGATCATGACGCTTTGAAAGTTCTATATCGAGCAAACAACTTCACAACAAAGTTTGATATGTTTTATCAGATCCAAACATATCTTGAATTGACAGGAGAAGCCCCTGTTTTGCTTCTAAGGAACAATTCAGTAGTAACTGATCTATTGCTATTAAGACCGGATTTATTGACTGTAATACCCGGTAAAACTCAATATATAGAGGGATATAAATATAAAGTAGGAATGAATGAAACAGTAAAATTAGAAGCAAAAGATGTTTTATTTATTAAATACCCAGATCCGGTCAATATATTCAGGGGAAAAGGAACACTCCAAGCGGCAGCCAAAACAGTTGATATAGATAATTTTTCAGAAGATTATAACAGAAATTTCTTTTATAATTCAGCAATGCCGGGAAGTATCTTGAAAACTGAACAAAAATTAACCAAAACAACAAAAGATTATCTAAAATCACATATAGATAAGTTGTATAAGGGAATTAATAAAGCACACCAAGCAATTGTTCTTGAACAGGGACTAGATTGGAAGCCAATGCAAGTCAGCCAAAAAGACATGGATTTTCTTAATCAACAGAAATTTAGCAGAGATAAGATTCTTGGAATATTCAGAGTACCTAGAACAGTTTTAGGAATTACCGATGATGTGAATAGAGCAAATGCAGAAGCAACTGATTATGTATTTGCACGAAGAACAACCAAACCGAAAATGCAAAGACTTGTTGAACAGTTGAATGAATTTTATTTACCACAATTTGAAGGAACTGAAAATATGTTTTTTAATTTTGCAGATCCAGTACCAGAAAATGAAGACTTGAAATTGAAGAGATATGACAACGGATTCAAGAATGGTTGGTTGACTATAAATGATATAAGAAAAGATGACGGTTTGCATGGTATAGGAGCAGACGGAGATAAGATCTATTTACCATTGAATTTACAGCAAGTTCTTAATGTTAAAAAACAGACGAAATCAGCAACTCCAAAAAATATTATTCTCATGGCAAGAAATAGAAAAGCTGATACAATCAAGGCAAAGGAACTTGATTTGCAGGATAGTATACGAAACAAAATTTCTCCAATTATTAAAACATTAATAGATAAACAGAAAAAAAAAACAGTAAAAAAGGAACAAGAGCGTGAAACAGATAAAAAAATATATCATGATTGGCTTGATACAAAAATAGTAAAAGTAGATAAATTGGAAGCTGAATTTGCAAGAAGACAATTGAAACTATTTAAAATTCAAGAAAAAGAAATATTATCAATCATGCCAAGTAAGGGGATTAATGAAGATTTGAAAAAATGGAAACTTGATCCGAAGAAAGAAGTGAAGCGTGGTTCGAAAGAATTTAAGCCGGTATTAGAAGAAACTATTATAGAGGGAAGCAAGGACGGATATGAATTAATAGGAATGAGTGATGTAATTGATGTTAGTAATCCAGATGTTCAGAAATATCTTGAAGATGATATGAGTAAATTCTTGACTGCAACAACTGAAACAACAAATGTAAGGATTGGGAAAACTTTATCAGAGGGCGTAGAACTTGGAGAATCAATCCCCCAGTTGCGAACAAGAGTACAAGAGTTGTTTGTTGGAATGGCAAAGAGTAGAGCTGAAACTATTGCAAGATCCGAAGTAATCCGAGCCAGTAATTGGACAACAGAAAAAGCATATATTGATAGTGGAGTAGTAGAGGGAAAGATTTGGCTAACAGCAATGGACGAAAGAGTTTGTGAGTTTTGCCAACCAATGGACGGAAAAGAATTAGGTCTTGGAGAAGCATATTTTGAAGAGGGTTCAACAATTACAGGATCAGACGGTGGAAAATTACCAGCAGACTATGAAACTATTGAAAGACCTCCACTCCATGCAAGGTGTAGATGTACAATAATTCCAAAAGTTTAAAATATATTTAAAAAATATGAAAAATAAATTGAAAGCATTGCTTGAGATTATCAAGGGAAAAATGACAGCTATTGCGTCAGATGAAACCGTTGATAGACATGGAGATAGTTTAAAAATTGCCGATTGGGATTTGAAAAATTTCAAAACAAATCCAGTAATTCCTTTTGCTCATGACTATTGGCAACCGCCAGTAGGAATTGCAAAGAATATCAAAATCAAAGACGGTAAGTTGACTTTTGAACCAGTTTTTCATGAGATCACTCAATTAGCAAGAGAAGTGAAAAAGATGTATGAAGACGGAATTATGAAAGCGTTCTCTGTTGGATTTATTCCACATGATATGGGAGAAAAAGGTGTAAGACTTGAATTATTGGAGATCAGTGCAGTGCCTGTTCCTAGTAATCCGTCAGCACTTGTTTTGGAAAAATCAATGAAGAAAAAAATTACTGAATCAGAACGAAAAGAATATGACACTTGGTATAAGGAATGTAATGAAGTTGAAAAAAGAGAGGGAAAAGTTTTATCTAAAAAAACAAAGGGGTTATTAAATAAAGCTATTGAAGCATTATCAGAATTAGTAGGATTAGAAGAAGATGATAAAAAAGACAGTTCACAATTAAAATTAAAATCTAAATATTTTAAAAAAGGTCGTAGCCAAGAAGCGAAAGCACTTGAGAAACTCAACAATCAGGTTGGGTTTATAGTAAGACAATTAAAAAATAAATAAAGTAAATATGAACTTAAAAAAGATTTTGAAAGAACTTCTTGCGAGAGGGTTTGCAACAAGTCTTGAAAAACTCACAATCAATGCATTGTATAAAGAATTGGAAGAATCAGGAGCAGACGGAGAAGCAGAGGAAGTGAAAGAAGATGTTGAGAAAGTAGAGGATTTACCAGAAGAACCAGCAGAAGAAGAAAATGCAGAAGAAAAAAAGGAAGATGAAGAAGAAAATGCAGAAGAAAAAGAAGAAGAAAAAAAGGAAGATGTAACAGAACAAGCAAAAGCAATTGGGAAAGAAATTGCAAAAGAAATCACAGCAGGAATTAAAGGGTTGAAAGAGGGAATGAAAGAAAATGAAACAACAATTGCAAAATTCTTGAATGGTAAGAATTTGAAAGACTCTAGTAGATTGACAGCAAATGAAAAAATCGTTGGATTTTATCATGCGTTAGTGACTGATGATAAAGCAGTTTTGAAAGCATTATCAGAGGGGACACTGGCAGACGGTGGTTATCTATTTCCAGATGAGTTTAGGGCTGAATTGATTAAAACTTTAGAAGGTCCATTCACGATGAGGGGACTTGTTAGAGTTGTGCCAATGAAGAAAGATGTTTTGACAATGCCAACTTTGGCTTCAAGACCACAGGTAACATGGACCGAAGAGAATGAAACGAAATCAACGACAACTGCTCATTTTGGAACTATTTCAATCACAGCATTTAAAGTGGCGGCAATCTTATATAGTTCTGATGAGTTGATTGAAGATAGCACAGAAATTGATGTTGTAAGATTGATTATTGATCTATTTGCAGAAGCTATTAAAGATGAAGAAGATCGAGTAATTTGTGCAGGTAATGGAACTACACAACCTTTAGGATTAGTTACAGCCAGAGCTGCAGACACAATTGCGTCAATTGTTTGTGCTGGTAATCTGAATTTTGATGAGATTAAAAGAGTGTATTATTCTTTGAAGCCTGGTTATAGATCAACTGCAAAATGGCTTGTAGCAACGAAAAATATTCTAGAATTGAGCATGTTAAAAGATTTGAATGGTAATTATATCTATAAAGAACCAGTTACGGAAAATTTACCGGCAACATTGTTAGGAAAACCTGTTATTGAACAAGATTATGTAGGAGAAGCAAACATCTTTTTTGGAGATTACAAAAAGGGTTATTGGCTTGGAGATAGGCACAATATGCGTGTTAAAATTTCACAGGATACTGAAACAGCATTTACGAAAGATCAAACTGCAATCAGAGTTGTTGAACGAGTTGGTGGTAATGTAGTCCTTGGCGAAGCTATTAAAGCATTAATCCAAATTCCATAGGTCGGCTTTGGGATTTGATTAATATAGTTTTTTACACTGCTCCCACTCATGGAAGGAGCAGGAGCAGTGATAAGAAAATATATGAATGATTATAAGTCACAATTACAGGCAGTTAAAGATAAATTATTTTATAATTCAGAAAATAAAATGATCGATCCAAAGAATAAAAAAGTTAAATTAAGATATGTCAAATTACACAAATAAAATAATGTTGAAAAATACACCGGAGAAGATTATCCAAGTTCAATGAATAGTTATATTGAATCTTATCTTGATTCTGTTGATGAGTGGATTGAAAATTATATCGGTAGAAGTTTAAAAGACGGATCAAGTGCTACAAAGTATTATGATTTGGCAGGTGGTAGGGAAGTTTGGATTGATGATTTTGAAGGAGATCCAAGTTCAGTTGTTACGCTTGATCTTCATGGAGATGATAGTCATACCTTAGTAATTAATGATGATTATATTACTAAGCCATTGAATGAAACTATAAAAAATAGATTAGTATTAAGAGCAGGAAATAAAATAGGTAATTTCAGTCATGGTACGAAAAGATTAAAAGTCACTGCAAGTTTTGGTGCAATAACAATTCCGGCAGACCTAGTTTTGGCAGCTACAATGCTCATGGCTTCAATTTTAACAAAATATGACGCCGGTGGAGTAATAAAATCAGAGAAAGTAGGCGATACAGCTTTTTCTTATAAAGATGTTGATGAGTTTGTAAGAGGTAATTATGAAAATCAAAAAGTAATGGGAATATATAGTATTTTAGATCAATACAGACTCCCACAATTTGCATAAACTATGAGATTTAGACACTGGTTAAAAAATACAGTTATCATTTCTAGAATGACAACTGTTAGTGGAAATAAAATTGCTTTGACAACTGTTACAGGGTGTTCTGGCCATATACAACCATTATCGGCAGAACGATCAAGTTTGGTCGGTGGTGTTTATGGTAAAACATATATGATTTGGGTAGAGAGTACGATCGATATTGAAGACGGAGATCTATTACGAGATGAGAACTCTGTGAAATATAAAGTTAAAAAGGGTGGTGTTACACATAGGAATTTTGGAAGTTTTGATTATAAGCAAGTTTTAATTGAGAAAACTGTATGAAAATGACAATTAGATCGATTCCACCACTTGATCGAATAGCGAAAAATCTTAGACGCATACCCTCTAGAATAGATAATAGAATGCAAAAAGCAATAAAACAATCGGCATTCATGATCGAAGCAGAAAGTAAAAAGAAAACGCCAGTTGATACAGGACGATTGAGAGCAAGTATTTATACAGTAATAAAATCAGATAGTGCAACAGTACAACCGAAAACAAATTATGCTTTAGCAGTTCATGAGGGAACTAGCTTTATGAAAGGACGACCGTTCATGTTTGAGGGAACTAAAAAAGCATTTCCAAGAATAAAGAGTTTGTTTGCAGAACAGGTTGGTTTATCAATAAGATTAAAATAATATGTTTGAAATATTAATAGAAAAAATTAAATCAATATTAGAAGCGAATAATCTTATCCAAGAAGTGTATGGATATGAGAATGAATCCTTGCAAGGAGATCCAGTGGCAATAGTCACGCCATCTGCAAATGAATCAGATTATCATTCAACAAGCGAAAATAGGCGTATATATGCTTTTAATATAAAATTGATAGTAGATAGGACGACTAGGGGCGATAAGGCTTGTGAATCAGTTTTGAGAGAATTATGCGATAGTGTACTAGATGATTTTGATAAAAATTATATGTTATCAGGAATAGAACAGCCGACAGGATATACAATGTTATTCACTGAAGCAATGCCTAGTGCATGGGGATATATTGAAAGAGAAAGTGTATATCGTGTAGCAGAACTTAATTTCAGGGTTCATGTAGATGTAGATGTAAATTTAATAACATAACATAAAATAATATGAGTAAATTTATCGGACGATTATGCAATATCGGAATTGCAAAAGAAACAGTAAGGGGCGTTGGTGTAGCTCCAACATTTTGGATACCAAAAATGGTTTTATCTTTTGATGATAAAGCAGTAAAAGTTTTATCCAATCAAAGTTTTGGAACAATTAATCAAGTAGGCAATCAATCTCTTGTAGCACAAAAGAATGCAGAGGGATCAATTGAGGGCGATATTTTTGATAAAAGTTTTGGCTTGTTCTTATTATCTAGTCTTGGAGCTGTTTCAAGTGCGTCAGATAATGGAGCATATAAACATACATATTCATTGTTAGAAGATAATCAACATCCAAGTTTGTCATTAACGCTTGATGAACCGAGTGGAGATTTAGCGTTTGAATTAGCTATGGTGGAAAGTATGGAAATTACAGCAACACCAGAGGAAACTGTAAAATATACAATTAATTTTAAATCAAAATCTAGCGTAGGAAGTTCAGGACATTCTGCTAGTTATGCAGCAGAGAATAAATTTATCGGACGAAATGTTAGTGTTAAATTAGCGTCATTGACATCTGGACTTAATGCAGCGACAGCTCTTTGTATTAAATCATTGACATTGACAGTAGCAAAAAATTTAGTTCTGGATTATTGTCTTGGAACTGTACAACCAGAAGATGTTTTGAATAAAGCAATGTTGATTACTGGAAGCTTGGAATTAGATTACGAAGATCGAACATACGCTAATTATATGCTTGACGGAACTTATCGAGCAATGAGAATTGATATTGTAAATGATCAAGTTACAATCGGAACAACGAATCCAAGTTTAAGATTTGATTTTTCTAGGGTAAGTTTTGATGCATGGGAACCAACAAGAGACAATGACGAATTAGTAAATCAAACAATTACTTTCACAGCTCTCTGGGATATTACAAATGGAAATGTGATTGATGATTGTTATTTGATCAATGAAGAAGTAAGTTATTAATAAATAAAAAGAAAAAACTATGCCAATCTTAACTGATTTTAGAAAAACAAAAAAGATCACATTATCCAAGTTTGAGGGATCAGAAATTGAAATTTATGATTGTGTTTTAACAGGCGAAGTGATCGATATTCCAGACAAAGCAACTTTGGAGCGTGTCAGTAAACTTATTAAATCTTGGAATTTTACAGATGCAGAGAATAAAGAATTGCCAATAAATAGTGATAGTTTGAAAATGTTAGATTCTGAAAGCTTTGCCGAATTAATGGAAAAGACAATGGAGTTCAATACAATGAAAAAAAAAGATTAGAACAGATCACTCAAATTTGTCTAGAAATGGGCTGGACTGAAAAACAGTATTATGAAAATAGTACCTGTTTCATAGCGCAATTAGTTAGAGTTATAAATTATAGAAATAAAAATGCCAACTGAACACGTACAAATTATAATTGATGCTAAAAATAATACGGATAAAGCATTTAGGGGAACTGCTAAAAATGTTGGTTTTTTAGATACTAAAATTCAAACAATGGTCAAGGTAGCTATCCCAGCCTTAATACTTGGATTAGGGAAAAAGGCTGTAGATGCAGCGAGTAAATTTGAAACATCTATGGGTAATTTGAAAACATTATTAGGGGAAGATGATAAAGCAATTGCAGGATTTGATAAGGGATTGAAAAATCTAATGAGAACAATACCAAAAGACGCAGATGATCTTGGCGCAAGTGCCTATGCTGTTGTGTCTGCTGGAATATCTGATACTGGTGAAGCATTAGAGGTATTAGAAGCGTCTGGAAAACTAGCAGTAGCTGGACTGGGGGAAACTTCTGAAGCAACGGATATTATGACATCGGCTATTAATGCCTTTCAGCTTGAAGCGTCGGACGCAAATCAGATTGCTGATGTATTTTTCAAAGCAGTTAAAAATGGAAAAACAACAGTAGGAGATTTATCACAAGGATTTGGGCAAATCGCTCCATTAGCAGAAGAAATGGGTGTTTCTTTTGAAGATTTGTTGTCAGCAACTTCTGGCATGACAACTTCTGGTTTAAATGCTAGTGTAGCATATACACAAATTAAAGCTTCGTTGTCAAATTTAATAAAGCCAACAGGAGATATGGAAGAAGCTCTGGCTTTATTGGGGGTTAGTAGCAAGGATCAATTAGAAGTTATGTTAGGGGAAAAAGGATTAGTTGGAACTTTTAGTGAATTGAAAAGAGTAGCAGAAGAAAATGACATACCTTTGGCGAAAATGTTTGGATCTGTTGAAGCATTAAATGCTGTAATGATGCTAACTGGAGAAACTGGAGAGCAAGTAAATGATATATTTGAAGATATGACAGAAAAATCAAATGCACTTGATGAAGCTTTTAAAGTACAGACAGAAACATATGAGAATCAAGTAAAATTATTAAAAGGAGAATTAAATGTAGCATTAATTCAATTAGGCAATATTATAATGCCAGCTTTACTTAAAATAATGCAAACAGTAAATGGATTTATCCAAGATAGTTTGGGTCCTGCATTAAAGATAATCGGAGATTTTATCAGATCCATGGGGGACGCAATTGTTTGGGTCGGTGGATTATTAAAAGATTTTATTATTCAAATGAAAGAAGCGATTGAATTAATGGCAAAAGTCGCTTCAAATGCAAATATTTTTGGTGCAGCGAGAGCAATTGGAACGAGAGTATTCGGTGGTGGACGAGCAGAGGGTGGTCCAGTGAGTTCGGGAACTTCTTATATGGTTGGAGAAAGGGGGCCAGAACTATTTTCGCCTGGTCAGAATGGAAATATTACACCGAACAATAGATTCGGTGGTGGTGGTGGTAGTGTCGTAAATAATTTTTATGGCAATTTTTTAAGTGAAGATATCGCTGGAATGTTTGGAGATATGGTTGTAAATTCATTAAAACAAGAAGTATTAATTTAAATATTTATGTCAGTTACAGTTGAGATTAAATCTGTTGATCGGACAACTCTTATTTCTAATGAAAGTTTGAAGATTAGTAATATATTAACAAACAAGGTAGATAAATGTTCGTTTATAATAAATACTTATGCTGGAAAAACATATACACCAGATCTTGGAAATGAGGTTGTTATTAAGAGGGACGGAGTAAAGATATTTGGTGGTGTTATTTTGAAAATTAATCAAGTACCAGAAGCATTTAAGATTATGGGCGTTAAGATTAAATGCGTAGATTATACAAGATTAATGGACGCTAAAAAGGTTGTAGAAGTTTATCAGAATCAAACGGTCAATGATATTATTGCAGATCTTATTACCAGATACACTGTAAATTTCACAAATGTCAATGTTGATTGTACTGAATCAATTGAATATATATCATTCAATTATCAATCGTTGTCTAGTATATTATCAGATCTTGCCAAAAGATATGAGTATGATTGGTATGTAGATTTTGACAAAGATGTACATTTCTTTTCAAAGGAAACTAATCCAGCACCTTTTGATCTGAATGATGATGACGGAAGTTATATATTTGATTCTCTAGAAATTAGACGAGACAATTCACAAGTAAAGAATGTAATTATCGTAGAGGGTGGGGAATATTTAGCCAATACATTGACAGCTGATATAAATTGTTCTGGAACGGATAGGATTTTCAATATTAATTATAAGTTTGAACAGATTGAAGCAACTTTGTCTGCAACACCATTGAGCATTGGTATGGATTTTTCGGCTGATCCAGATGATGTAGATGCATTATGGAATAGAGAAGAAAAAATATTAAAATTTAAAGATGCAGATAAGCCTTCAGTTGGAGCAACTTTGAAAATTGTAGGAGAGCCATATTTGCCAGTATTGATAAAAAAACCAAATTCTGTTTCGGTACAATCGATGTTGAGTGCAGAGGGGGACGCAGGTGGAACAGGGGAATATGAATATTATATTAATGACGCAACTATTAATTCCAAAGACGGAGCAATTGAAAGAGCCAGTGCAGAATTATATGGTTATGCAAATTCAATTAGTGAGGGATCTTTTACGACAGAAAGTGATGGATTAAAAGCTGGGCAACAGATCAGAATTAATAGTGTTCAAAGGGGAGTTGATCAGATGTTTATGATCAATAAGGTTACAATGTCAATGAGAACGCCAGAAAAGATTTTATATAAAGTGTCTATTGTTACAACGAAAACCTTTGGAATGATCGAACTATTACGGAAATTATTACGGACTGGGGATCAAAGTAATTTGACAGTAGCTAGAAAAATCTTGAATTTAATTGCCGGAGCAGATGAGAAGATCACAATGTCGGACAGTATTGCTTCTGCAACAACTCATAATCCAATTGGAGAAACTACAACTGTTGATGAAACATTGACAGTTCAAAGTCCAGATTATGATGTTGAGTTCGTAGTTGGTCCTTATGTTCATGGTGGCGAGGGATCAGGAGACAAGAAAAGACAATTTTTAATAGGTGGTTCAATATTACATTAAATAAATTAATATGATCGAAGAAAATAAAAATGAAGAAGTGTGTTTGAAAGGACACTACAAATTCACAATAAGGGACGCTAAAACTGGAAAGATAAAGCG